AGGCTGTGCCTAATGTCTGAAGAACAAAATGCTCCTGTGGAGCAGTCTGTTGACACTAAAAAGCTCGAAGCAGAACTAGATGCAATGCGGCGTAAAAACGCCGAACTGCTCGACGAATACAAGAAGATCTCGACCCAAATCAAGAATGTTCCTGACGGGGTGGACATTCAAGAACTCATCGAGTTCAAGCACAAGGCAGAGCAAAGCAAGCTCGAGTCAGAAGGAAAGTACACCGAAGCCCGTCAGGCTTTGGAGCAACAGTTCCGTGAGGCGTCGGCGGAGAAGGACAAGCGCATCGCAGAGTTGGAGGAGCGAGTGCGAGAGCTCGAGCTCGTAACTCCTGCGGCTACAGCTCTTGCAGACGTTGTACACGATCCCGATCTTGTCCTGAAGTCTTATCTGCAAGGAAAAGAGATTCAGCGGGAAAACGACGGCACTGTCGTTGTTGTTGACGGTTACGAGCGCACGCCGGTTATCGATTGGGCTAAGCGCAATACACCTGAGTGGGTGCAGAAAGCGCCTAAGCCGCAAGGTAGCGGAGCGCCTTCAGGCCGTAGTACCGGAGGCGATATTCCGGCCGGCACTAAGAATCCGTTTGCCAAAGAGAGTTTTAATCTCACAGAACAATCGCGTCTTTTTCGCACAGACCGCGATATGTATGAGAGGTTGAAAGCAGCGGCTAACCGCTAACATCAACGCAAGGCAAGGCTGTGCTGAGCCAAGGGCTGTGCCCACACCGTAAATCTTATTTCTGAGGATCAGTCATGGCGACTCTTCGCTCTGACATCATCATCCCAGAGGTATTTACGCCCTATGTCATTGAGCAAACCACTCAGCGTGATGCCTTCCTGGCTTCCGGTGTGGTGCAGCCTATGGCCGAGCTAAATGCCGCAGATGATGGTGGCGACTTCATTCAAGTCCCATTTTACAAAGCCAATCTGTCGGGCGATTTCGAGCGTCTGACTGATAGCTCTTCCCTGACTCCTGGCAAGATCACCGCAGACAAGCAGGTTGCTGCTGTCCTGCACCGTGGTCGCGCTTTTGAGTCCCGTGACCTCGCTGCACTGGCCGCAGGTTCCGACCCGATGGCTGCGATCGGCGCAAAGATCGCCGACTACATCGCAAACCAGCGTCAGAAAGATCTGCTGTCCTGCCTGGCTGGCGTCTTCGGCGCAGTTGGTGATACCAGCTCTGCTGCGTACGCCGCGCTTGCTGTTGACGGCGAAACCGGCGACACCCCGACCGTTCTTGGCCCCCGCCAGATCGTCGAAGGCAAGTCCCTGCTTGGCGACCAAGGCGAAAAGCTCACCGCCATCTGCGTACACCCCAAGGTGTATTACGACCTGATGGAAAGGCGTGCGCTTGATTTCGTCTACGACGATTCTGGTGCTGCTGACACCGCTGCTTCCCAGGGTTCTACCGCGCCTGCCTTTGGCTCCGTGCAGGTTCCTACCTTCATGGGAATGCGTGTAATCGTGTCTGCAGATGTGCAGACCGCTGGCTCCGGTTCTTCTACCGAATATGCCACCTATATGTTCACGCAGGGTGCCGTTGCATCCGGTGAGCAGCTCGGTCTCCAGACAGAGACTGATCGCGACATCCTCGCCAAGAGTGATGCGATGTCGATCGATCTGCACTACGTGTACCACCCTGTCGGCTCGAAGTTCTCGACGTCCGTTTCCAACCCGACTCGCGCTCAGCTCGAGACCGTTGGCAACTGGACGAAGGTCTACGAGACCAACAACCTCGGCATTGTGCGGATCACCAACACCAGCAACCTTGACTGAGGGGGATCCTGACAATGGCATCTATTTTTGAGGCAACAGCGGGCTCTCTAATTGGCCCGACCGGCGGTGGCACTGTGACCCAGGCCACTAACAAGGCAACTGCCGTGACTCTTAATACAGAGTCCGGCCAAATCACCATGGCAGGCGCTGAGCTTGCCGGTGCTGCCGAGGTGACCTTCCAGGTCAACAACGACAAAATCGCCGCTACTGACGTAGTGGTGGTTAACCACAGCTCTGCCGGTACTGCCGGCTCTTATCTTGTTCAAGCCAACAGCATCGCTGCTGGTTCGTTCAAGATCACTGTGGCGAACGTTGGTTCAACCGCTAGCGAAGCCATCGTGCTTAGCTTTGTGGCTCTGAAGGGCGCTAGCTCCTGATGGGTCTGTTCGCCTTTAGGCGGATGAAGGAACGTGAGGCTGCTGCATTAGCGGCGGCCTCCGCTCCCGAAAGTCCGACCAAAAA